AGTAACTTATGGCGGTGGCGGTGGCGGCGGCGGCGGTGCTGGATATGGAATAGCATCAACTGGCGGTGCGGCTGGCGCAGGTGGCGGTGGCGCTGGTGCAAATGCTTTTGCAACCGCGGCTACTGCTCGGGGCGGTGCGGCAGGAACTTCTAATTTAGGCGGCGGAGGTGGCGGCGGCGGCGGTACTGGTACTGGCACTTCAACCAATGGCTCTGGTGGCGGCGGCGGCTCAGGTCTAATCATCCTCCGCTATCCCGACACTTTTACGATTACTTTAGGCGCAGGAGTAACAGGTACAACACCAGCACCAAGTGGCGGATTTAAGGTTACAACAATTACCGCAGCAAGCGCAGGAACTGTGAGTTGGACATAATGGCACATTACGCATACTTAGATGAAAATAACATTGTAACTGCGGTTCACGTTGGTATAGATGAAACCGAACTTATTGAAGGCTTATTACCTGAAACTTGGTATACAAACAATATGGGTCAAGTCTGCAAACGGACTTCCTACAATGGCAACATCCGCGGAACTTATGCAGGCATTGGCTATTCATACAATGAAGCCGAGGACATCTTTATAACTCCGCAGCCTTATCCTTCTTGGGTAAGAACTGGCTTCTTTTGGAATGCACCTATTTCAATGCCGACAGATGGCGCAAGGTATTCGTGGGATGAGGAAGCTGGTCAGTGGGATGAAATCGCCTAACGGCTGGACTGCATCTGCTGATAGGGCTGAAATAGCGATCAAGACTTTTACTGTAAAAGGCACAAAGGTACGGCTGGCTTGTGCCGAGGCTGCTGCTCCGTTGCTGCTTGGCTTTGCAGCGGACTTTCACAATCTGATCGAGCCAATAAATGAAGGGATTCTCGATGATTGGGGCTACGCATTCCGAAAAGTTCGGGGAAGCGATTCGGTTACGTCTAACCATTCATCGGGAACTGCAGTAGATATCAACGCAACGCAGCATCCACTGGGTCGAGTAGGCACGTTTCCAGCGGAGCAAGTGCCAATGATCCGAGCATTGGCTAAGAAGTACGGGCTGCGATGGGGCGGTGATTATCGGACACGCAAGGACGAAATGCACTTCGAGATCGCCGTCTCACCAGCTGCTGCGATAAAATTAATTAAACGACTGGAGAAGCGCAAATGAATGAAATCAAAGGTGTAGCCTGCTCGTGGGCAAGAGCCTTCTTAGGTGCAATTCTTGCTCTTTACATCGCTGGCGTTACCGATCCAAAAGCGCTACTTGCCGCTGGCGCTGGCGCTTTGGCTCCCGTCATTCTCCGCTGGTTAAATCCAAAGGATCAAACCTTCGGCTTGAAAAAATGAATGATCCGATCGTGAAAATTACGTTAGATCAGATATATGTGATTCTGCTTGATACTCAAACAAAATTAGCCAAGCTACTAACGGAAGTCGAATACGGCAATCACGAGAACCGAATCTCAAATCTAGAGAAAATCCAGTGGAAAGTCACTGGCATATCTGCCGCCGTAGCCGCCGCGATTACCGCTGGCTACTCGTTTATGAAATAAGACTCGCCGCGTTCTAGGCGTAGGTTCTTGCATATGTCAGTGGCAGGGTTCATCATATAACTAGGGAGCAAGGCAAAAGGTTTGCAGCTTCCTAGGGAGCAATAAAATGAGCACAACACTATCTATCCAAATTCTGGTCTATATGATATTAATCGGATCAGGCACTTTCATACTTGGCTACATAAAAGGGCATCGAGACGGTGTACGCGTTGGATACACACGCGGTCGAAACATCATGCGATCACTAATAAGCGAGTTCCAAAAATGAGCGGCTTCTTAGATAACTACGAGGATGTAGCGGCAAGAATCCGCAGGCTGCACACGACATATCCAAGCAATCGGGTAGAGACTTCTCTTGTCGATTTCAGCGCTGAAAAGGGATTTATTCTTGTGGAGTGCCGAATCTATCGCCACTACGAGGATGAAAAGCCAGCAGGTATTGACTACGCATTCGGTCGGGTTGAGTCTTATAACGTACAGATGAAGCGCTGGTTCGTAGAGGATACAGTCACCAGTGCCATCGGTCGTTGCGCTGGTCTAGTTCTTGGATCTGAAACTCGACCAACTTTGCAGAATATGCAACAGGTTGAGACTATGCCAAAAGCATTTGCTGAAAAAGAGGAAGTTGATCTTTGGGCAACTTCAATTTCAGAGGATGGTTTTACTACGGCAGCGCAAGCGATCAAAACACTTGGAAGCCAACTGGGCGGACAACTGGAAACGCAGCCGCCATCGTGTAAGCATGGACATCGTGTGCTGATTGAAGGAACGGGCAAGACTGGCAAGCCTTATCATGGCTACAAATGCACCGAGAAATCCAGAGCCAGCCAATGCGATGCGATCTGGTATAACTTAAGCAGTGACGGCAAGACGTGGACTCTACAATTATGATCCGCGCATGTGAGATCACCGATAGCGGAATGCGTTGCGATGAGGATGGCGAATTATGTATAGCTGTATCTAACAAAGACACATGGGTGTGTTGGGAACATTTCCAAGATATGGAAGCGCCTAATTTAAAGATAATTCGTCAAAAGATATCTGAGGAAATTGCGTTTGCTGTATTAAGTGATAATACTTCTGATCATTACAAATTAGCGTTGCCAGTCTTACAAAAGTCCTTTGCAGCTATCGCTAGGGGAAAATAATGGGCGAGATATCATTTACAAATCTTGAGACAAATGAAACGGTCACAATTACAACAGATGGAACAGTTATCAAAGAACGCCAAAACTTAAGCGCTAAGGACTGGTGCGATTACTGCCAACACTGGGCGGACAAAATGTTCGGTCGATATTACAAAGCCGATGGTCTGACTCATTTGTTCAAATGCGCAGAATGTCTGGCTAAAAAATGATTCGAGTGGACTTAGACAAACTACAAGAACTGACAGCTTTGACAACTGCCTACAGGCGAACAGTGGAGAACAGCGAAAAGGTAGATCAGTCGATCCAAAAGGTAAACATTCACGAGGATGTGGCGCGAAACGGTGAAGCTGCTGGGGCTGAGATAGCACTGGCCAAGTACTACGGCAAACCTGACTTCACACCAACGGTGGGCACTTTTAAGCAGCAAGCCGATCTTGGCTCCAGCTTCGAGGTCAAGTGGACTAAGTGGAAGGAAGGTCATCTCATCATTAAGCCAAGTGATCGAAACACCGATATCGCAGTGCTTGTGGTAGGCACATCTCCAACCTACTTCATCGCTGGATGGATACCGATCGCCATCGCTAAATCAGCCAGATTCAAGGATTCCAGATCCGAGTCTTGGTGGGTAGGCCAGCAGGATCTAGCGCCTATCGAGAACTTGATTAGGAGCAAATATGCTGATGCATGTACTTCCTTGTCGAATATGTAAAGTCCAGATAAATCATCAAGTCGTGACGGTTCACGATAACTTGCCGCCTAATGTGGCCGTACTTGAATGCACTGGGTGCGGTTGCTTAGGCATAGCCCGAATTGAGGAAAAAACCGATGAATGTACTTGACAAAAATAGCTTCTCTCATGCTAGACTGAATAAGTACTTTAAGAACTTAAAAAGAATTAAAAAGATAAAAAAGATTAAAAGAATAAAAAACTTTAAGTACTTAATAATAAGTAGCCTGATCTATGTTTTAAGCGTTACACCAGCTTACGGATCAACAGATATTGATCATCTCAAGTTATATGCACATTCTCGCATTATCAATTGGGAGCAGTTCCAGTGCCTAAATAATCTAATCAAGAAGGAATCTAGATGGTCTATCACTGCCGTAAATGGTAGCCATTACGGACTAGGGCAGATGCGTAACGTTAAGTACCGAACACTTGATGGATATCGTCAGATCGACTGGACGATCTCATATATAACAAAGCGTTATGGTTCGATGTGTAACGCTTGGCGCTTCCATCAGGAAAGGAACTACTACTAAATGTCTAATGCTTGGCGTAATGGCAGCACGAGGAAGTGGCGTACGTTAAGAGCTGCGGTGTTACGGCGTGACGGTCACGCGTGCCAGCGCTGTGGTGTGGAGGATGCAGCGATGACAGTGGATCACATCGTGCCCAAGAGCATGGGTGGCAGTGATGATATGGAGAATTTGCAAGTCTTATGCGCTTATTGCAATTATTCAAAGGGCAATCGTTTTTTTAGCGTAGGAGTAACACCCCCGACTCTCCATGGTCAAGATATCCCTAAGAATGCCAGCCTAAGCCATGACTAAGGGAGATCAGGTCAAAGATACTGGCAACGTGTACGACATAGGCTCAAATCGGCTGCAGTCGGAATTAAGCACGACATCAGCTCCACTAATTGGCTCACCAACGCCAAGAATCAGCTCACCAATCAACGATCTGCCATCTAGAGGCAGTGAACTCATCCAATTCGCCGATCAAATCTTTGAGAATGGCTTTATGCCTTGGCAAAAGTATCTGGCAGAACACGCTTTTAAGATCAAGCCTGACGGTAGATGGAAGCATCCGATCGTGTGCACAGTTGTCGCACGCCAGTCAGGTAAATCTACATTTATGCTCAGCCGAATTCTGATGGGTT